TACATTGGCTGCGTCCTTGTCCTTCTGTGCCGCCCACTCCGCATCTGTTTTAATATTACCAGTTTGTGGAGGTGGAGGGGCTGGCTTTGAAAATAACTCTTCATTCTTTTTCTTATTAGTTAGATCTTGGAAGTATTTTAGTATTGTAGAATCAACCATAGATTTTGGTAAAGTCTTTAGGAAATCTACAGCTAACTGCATAGATTTACTATCCTGTTTTGGTAGATATTTCCAAAGATAGTTTACCTCGGCTTGTGTTACTGTTCCATCTTTACCTATATTTTGGAAAGCTGATAATGGTCTGTCGAATGGTAATTTACCCATATTATTTGTAATAACTTTTGCGTAATCTTGAAGTGTTCTATTTGGTTGATGACCTACAATAGACTTACCAACATCCTTCATTGTGGAGCCGAATGAATTTAGGTTGCCCTTCATTACGGCAAGCGGATCTTTTCCGAATGATCCCTTGGCGTTAAGTCTGGCAATGATCCCAGCTATGTCTTTAATGGAACCATCGTTATTGCCAAGAATTCCTGACAGCATATCCAACTTACTCTTGGCTCCCGTATCTCCCCATTGCGCAGCGGTCTTCAAGCTGGCTACAAAATCCTTTATGCTCTTCTCATCCTTTGCCCCGAATAGGGCAGCCACTTCCTGTGGCTCATCTACATACTTAAGTGCGGTGGAATCCTTCCTCCACTGCTTAAGCTCGTCCCATTCCCCCATGCCAAACTCTGCAATGTGGGCTGCTTCTTCTGCATCAAAGCTACCATCCTTCATCATGGAGATGAACTCAGGGCTTTCTGTTATGGTGGAGGATCCTGGCAAGTCTTTGAAAGTGGACATGATTTCTATACCATGTTTCACCTTGGCCAGCTTATCAGGATCTAGGAGGAAGTTTCCTTCTTCAGTTCCGTAGATCTGTGATAAAGGACCACCTGCCTTAAGCTCTGTGGCCAACTTATTGGCCTCTATAATGGCATCTGCTGTCATTCCCTTCAGAGTGGCAATGGTATCAGCTGAATTAGGATCTTTAGCCAAGCCGGTGATGAGTGCATTAAGAGCAGGATCCCTCTTTATAGCTCCCACCAATCCACTATTTGCTATGGCAGTGTTGGCCGTTGCCAGTTCCTCTGCACTAACGAAGAAGGTATCTTGTCGGGAGAGACCGCTAACAAGCGCAGCAATCTCGGGTGAGATATCTGCGGTCAGAGTGGCGTAATCTGACTGTCTAGTCTTTGCTTCTTCTGTGTTGGCTTTAATTGAGCTAACAAGACCATCCAACTTAGCTTTGTTCTGCTCTACCCAAGCTCCCAGACTTGGCTCCAGTTCCTTCAGGGCGGCCAAAGCTTCTGGGTCACTCACTGCGTCAATGATGGCATTGCTCACTGCATCGTCATCTAGCAGGTCTGCTATCTTCATGTTCTGGCCATTGAATTCTACTTCATCAGCAGATTCCAATACCTTATTCATTGCAACCACAGATACATCTACCGCAGACTGGCCTGATGCCCCAAGTGCGATTAGTTCTTCTCTGATCTGCTGTGCTCTGGCAGGAGAAGCGCTTGCCATCTCTGCTCTCAGTCTCTCAATGTTTGAGAACTCAGCTTCTTCAATATCCTTAATCTTTGTCTGCATTTGGCTGAGGGTAAGAGTGGCCAATTCAGCCGGTGACACACCTAGGTCAGCCGCCAATTGGTCGTCTCCACCGTCATAGCCAAGAGACGCAGCAATGCCGCCTGTTCCACCTAGTTGTGCCAGGGTGGGGTCCGCTACGATACCTGCATTCCCTATTTGTCCAGCAAGGTCAACCCCCAGGCCTTTCAAATATGAGGTAGGGTCCACTACACCAGCAGCTTGCAATGTGGTGTTCATGGAGTCTTCTAGCTGGGCTAGGTCAGGAGAGTTAGTGTTAACTCCCTGAATATAGGCATTTATTGCAGCTTCTTGATCAGCAGGGAGTCCTCTTCCACTCAGGTCCACATTTAGAGTGGCACTGGTGGACGCTGCCTTTTGTTGAATCTGGTCTGCAACAAGTTGATCCACTCTCTGGTTTATGCCAGTGATGTTCTGTAGGCGTGTTGCTGTGGTGGAGGCTTGTTGTTGGGAGGCAGTCTTTGCTACAGGAGTTGTAGGCTGTACCGAAGGCTGGGGAGGAGCTTCCACTGCTTGGCGTATGGCGTTATTCTTCTGTGCAGGAGTGCCCATCATCTTCGCGGCATTAGGGCCAGCACCAATAGCCGCTGCTCCCTTAGGGGATTGCGGAGGAGCCTGTTCTATTAATTGACCACCTTTGATTATATTAGCCATCTGTTGTCCTGTGAAGTGTATGGACGCAATGCGGTCTTTTGTTTTTCTCGCTTCGACCCCTTTTAGCTCTACTTACCAATCTTAGACTGCCTAGTAGTAAGAGCTTTTATCTCTTTATTGATATCTCGGATCTTAGCTTGCATTATGTTTTTAATATCTTCTACTTCTTTCCATACCAGTATCAGGGTTTCAATCTCTCCCCTAGTGACAATGCACCCAGTCTTGCTTATTGTATTATGTATATTACTATGTATACAATCTGGTACTGCTATTAAATTTGATGGATGATCATTTGTCTTGCACGTATCTATATGATGTATATGCCACTTTCTAGGGGGATGGCCATATGCCTCTATATAAGAATCTCTGTATCTACTGTCTATCTTGCCTCGTCTATAGTACCCATCTTTATCTAGTCGATAGCTCGCTGTGTTTTCCCAAGTATTTAATGCAAACGTGAATAGGTTGTGCTCTATCTTTGCATATCGTCTTGCCACTTTAATACCCCCTATATATACTCCATAGAAAGTATATCACCGATTTGCCATCCAGTCAAGTAATTAAGTATAGGAGCCAGCTTCCTTGATACCCTCGGTAGATAAGCCCTCAACATCAAAGGATAATCCGCTTATCATTACTTCCTCATCTGCAACTGCATGAGTGACTTCTAGCTGTATGGAGACACCTCGCTTGTCTGACAGAGATAGTCTGATAGGAGCATAGCCTTCATCTTCCTGTGACACAGTGACGGATCCGGCAGGTTGGAATACCCCCTTTAGGTTGGTCCTGCTGCCCACTTGCAGTCCTGTCACATCAGTGTGGTCCAGTTGAAGCTCCATCACCGCCTTATTCACACACTTGCGTATGCCAGGTGAGCCAAAGTCTTCTGCCCTGGTTCTCCATGTAATGGCAATGGCAGCTGCGTCATCTCTGTAGTCCAGCTCAGTACCGTCATTCCTCACCTTAAACACCCGCCCTGCCTGAGAGGCGAAGTAGGACTCTGTGCCCAGGTTACACCACATCAAAGCTTTGTGATTGGTGTACTTGGTCCAAGCTCCATATGGACTATCAGGACGCCCCTCGATATCATAGGCGAACACATAGTTGCCAAAGGATTCCCCTGTCCCAGGCACACATAGCTTATACTTTCCCCCGCTACGGTTCTGGTGTCCAGCTGCCTCGGCCAGAGCTGCCTTACTGACTTCATCCTTCCACATACGGTCGATGAATTCCCCTGCAAATCCAACAGACATGTCCCTGTTAAGGCGGTATACACCCGCCTCATTGGCAAACATCAGTCCATTCTTAGTGGGAGACACTGACTTAGGCACAGTACATCCCAGACCTCTGGTATCCAGCTTCTGGTAGATTTTATTCTCTGAGTCATAGGCATATATGGAGTTCTCTTTGAATAATATTATGGCATCATGGAGGGCGCTTCCGCTACCCAGTGCTGCCTCTCCAAAGAAGGTGGCAATGCTTGTGAGCATTTGTCCATCAGAGGCATTAACATCCTTGGCTGCTGGGGCAAATAAGTCATCTGGTCCAGCTGGAAAGTTAAACACTTCTGGTGAGTTAGGGATACTTTGTATAACACGTGACGGATACAATGTTACCTCAGCCAAGGCTCCTGTGGTAGGATTTTTCGTGTTATTGACGTAAATGTCTATATCTGAGTTAATGAGATCCAAATCAACGTAGCAACCAACCCCTGCAATAGATGGGTCTGGTATCTCAATGTGCAGCTCCCCTACTCCATAATCGTTTCCTGCTCTGGCCATTAGCCATGGGCGGAATAACTGATTGGGACTGGTGGGTGTTGTGAGCTGATTTATCTTTCGGGCATCCCCAGCCTTCATCACGCTGTTTATGGCCACAGCCAGCCTACCCACTGCGATAATTTCCACAGAGAGTCCATCGCTGACATTTGATTCCATCTCGGAATAGTTACCATCCACACCTGTATATACAGGAACATAGTCTCCTGCTCCATGTATGAAGGCATCAGGAAATCCAGCTCCAGTGACAAATTCACAGTCTATTGTGAAGGAGTATCCAGGTATGTCTTGTTCTGTTACTCGGTAATGTCCGCTATACGTCAGGTCATTGTCCGTTGCAACAGTGGCGTGATATAGGTATACCCAGCTACCCACTGGAGGAGGGGTGCCTGTACAGGTGAACTCTGCTAGAGATGCATTACTTGCCACAGCAGATATTGTCTGAGCTGTGTCATCATCTTGCATGGTGAATATGACTTCGTTAATGGCTGCGTCATCGTGTTGTCCTAATGCACCGTTTGATGTATAGAACCCAACCGATACGTTATTGAGGCCACTGGCCGCTATTTGACCGGCGAACTCGCGCTTGGCCAATAGCAAGTTAAGTGTTGGATATGACTTACAATTACCTAGGAGCAGTCTGTTATTGGCTGTACTGATATAGGAAGCTCGGATAGGTCTCATCAGCTGCGATGGCACAGTGGAACCCAAAGTGGTGTCTATCTCCGCCTCTGATAGTAGGATATCATCCAGAGTGTCTTTGAACAAGATGTAGGGTGCAGATGCAGAGAATGGATTCACCACTGACCCAACTCTATAGAATGGTCCAGGAGTGTCACCTGCTGTTCTGAATATGTCCACTTTGATCTTGGAGAAGTCATGTAGGCCAATGGCAGGTAGGCCCACCAATTTCCATATAACATTAGAGGGTTGGCCCAACTCCACTCTGGAATCCAGATGTGAGGTGGATGGCCCCACTATGATGTTTCCATTGGTATCTATGTAGCTGATGCGAAAGTAGTATCGGAATACTGAGGTCTTAGAGAAAGTTCCTCCAGCTCCTGCTATATCTCTGGTGAAGTATACAGCTCCCTGATCCAGGTCAATGTCCTGTACAGTGTAGATGGCTGAGTCAGCTGAGTGTTGCCATCTGGATCCTGTCCTGAATAGTATGGCCTCGGAGGTGGTGGTCAGGACCAGCTTGTTCGCTGCAATAGAGCCTACGGCAATACCACTGATGGAGGATGGGTTTATGCCACCTCCTGTTGTCTCCACAGAGGAGAACATCTTAGGCTGCCAGTTAGGTAGCCCTGCGTGATAGATGTGTTCCCCGTCATACTTCATTACCTCATCCCTACCATTCACAAAGAAAAGGTTTCCATTCATCATGGTGGACTTTACTTCGGCCTGGTTGTCGTAGTCGGATGAGTCGAATAATACTGGAGTTATTTGTGGTGTCACTTCCAGATCTGTGTCAACTGGAATTGTAAGGGCAAGCCACCTACCCTCAACTGCAATGGAGTCTTCATTTGATATGGTGATTTCCCTATCAACGGTGATGGTGTTGTTGGCTGTGGATATGCCCACCACTTTCACAGGAGATCCAAAGTCTCCGATGGTGAGGTAGTCCCCAAGCACAATACCGTAGGGGATTATGGAGGTTGTTCCCAGTCCCACAATGATGGTGGAGGCTGTAGTGGAGCCTGCCAGTTTAAGGCCATCTGGCATTTCCACCACTTCGGTGATGCCATCCACAGTGAGGGCAGTTCCTGTCACATCAATACATCCTACTATAGGGATGGCTGTTTGTGAAGACCAACCCACCACAGTACCAACGGTGAAGTCTGATTCCACTTCTGTTGTTATGATGTCAGTGAAGCATCCTGCACTGGCTTGTAGGCCCAGCGCAGACCACCTTGACTTAAGTCCTGTGGTGAACAAGGTTATTGTGGGGGTGGTGGTGGAGTCATTGCCTATTGCTGCTACTAAGAACTCCCCATTCAATCCAGCGTATGGCATGTTTGTCAGGGTTATCTTGTCTGTGGTTGATATCTTACCTGTCAGAGTTTGTGCTGAGGTAAATTGTAATGTTATGGTGAAGCTGACTGAGCTGTTCACCTGAACCCCAGTTACCGTAGCAGTGTTTGCCACAATGGAGGCATCCACCACTTCGCCTCTGGTGCGGTTTGTGGCGGTGCTATTAAATAGAGGAGCCAGTATTACTGGGCTAGCCACTCTCGAGAAATAGTTAACACTGTAGGATGTTGGCATGAAGGGATAGCCACTTGTTGTAAGAGTCTCGCTCTGGTCAGCTGCGGCCACTCCTTTGAATAGGTTGCCTCCCAATCCAGATATAAGATAGCCTTCTCCCACACTTCTGAATGAATCCAAGTGGTTAACATGGCCTCCTCTTAGAGGTCTCTTGTAGATTCCTGAGTGAGAGATGCCATATGCATACATGTCAACATCATAGGTGATGAAGGCCGCTGATACGCCTGTTGGGTCGTCCAGTTCAATAACGTTACTGACCACATCTGCATTTTCCCACACCACGCTGACCAATTCGGCACTAGCGCCCAGTGTGTAGTCTATGGTGGTGGAGTCAGTGGCCTCGTCATAGGATATGGAGTTAGGTATTACCTGATACTTAGTGCCAGCATTGGTGTAGTAGATGGCATAGAAGTTGTGAGGAGATCCAGGATTTGTTATAGTGATATCAGTGGAGCCTGGGCTTACATTGATCTCTTCTTCGTAGTTGTCGGTACAACTCAGTATGACATAGCCGGTGATGGAGGATGTAAAGTCAATTACCACCTCACCTAGACCGCTGATTGTAACTGAGTCAGGGGTCACTTCCGAATAACCACCTGCTACATCCTCATAGGCCCAGACAAGTATATTATAGTTGTTGAGCTGGTGAGTAGAGGCTGGTATGGTGATGGAGGAGCTGGCAACGACATCTCCAATATAGGTGGTGCCAAGTACCGCTTCTTTATTAGCTGAGTATAGGAATATGTCACCTGTCACTGCTGAGTTATACACCACATCAATGTCATAGGTGGCGCTATCTATGATGACCGAGTCCACAATAGTGGAGGTGTTGTCTGATTCCAAAGCTTGGTCTGAGATGGACGCTCCCACCACAATGAATTCGTGGAGTAGGCCATGCTCACCCTGACTGATTGTTAGGTTGTTAACACCCGTTGTTACAGTCTGCTTGTTCACCAATTCCCATGACAGGAAGTATTCTGATTTTATTGATTCGTCGAATGCACCATCCAAACTTGCCACCACACCTGTGGCGTCAATGGCAGTGCCCCTAACCAATAGTGGTCCTGGGCTAATATTAGATAAGTCAATAGCTTGGCTGGAATCAAACTGAAGTCTGATCTTTGTTCCAATGTGGCTATACTTCTTTACTCTAAGAGGTAGCTCTCCGTATTGGCCGATATAGCCTTTACGTGTAGAGAGGTAGCCTCCTGGACTACAGTCCATATTCTCAATGATCTCGCTGTAGCCTTCCTTTATGGAGGACTTAGCGGATCTTGCATCTATGCCATTGGCCAAGTTTTTATATGACACATTTGCCATTGATTAGCGACCTCGTAGGCGTGGATACATTGCTTTAGCGAAGTGGGGATTTTTATTCGTGACGGTGCGGTCATTCTCCCGACCAGACCACATAGTCTCAGCAGTCTTCTTCAGTGAGTTCAGCTGATCTGTCTCCACTTGTGAGAGAGGAATGCGCAGGCTACCTTTGATGAGTGCCATGGCTTGGTATACCACTAAGTCACTGTAGTCACTTAGGATTTCAAGAACACATGTCCCACCCACCGGACAGATATAATCGTCTACCGCTGCGGTGGTTGGTATAGTGGATTCTACATCAATACCATATACAGATGCCCTGCTAAGGCTGGATGTCTTTATTGTCAGTTCATCTCCTGAGATGGCTGCTACTTGGAGGAGGCCCTTTGCAAGGCCGGTGTCCCTGTCAATGATGTGGAAGAATGCCTTCAGATCATCAACGGAGGTGGATATGGCAGAGGTATCAAGCCCCTCTATTGTGAGGACATCCCCTGCAATATCAATGATCCTTCCCCCAACACCAACTAGCGTAGCTGGCTTCTTCATGTAGTGTATGTTGCCTGTTAGCCCACTTCCTGGGATAGGATACAACTCTATCTTATCTCTGGAGGTTGTATAAGCAGCGGGATAACGGGCATTGTTTATGGAGAGTCGTCGCAGCTTGGATGGGGTGGTGGCCTCGATCCTCACCTGCTCATTACCACACAAATAGGTAATGAACTCAATACGCCTTCCAAAGGCCATTGAGGGGATTGTCAGGAACGCACTGCCATCTGTGACAAAGGAGGCTGATTCCATGTACATTTGGTCGTACTGCTTCGCTGCGGTATGATAGAGATCCCTGGCAGCCATGTTTAATTGGCGCAAGATCTTCTCAGGACTAACAGATTCAGTGTTAACCTCATCCAGCAAGTCTCTGACATTATTAACAAGAAGTGTAGTAGTGATTGGTTGCATAGCAAAACCTCCTTAAGTGGGAAAGGAGACGTTACGCAAACATATCATCTTCTTCGTCTTCCTCGTCTTCTGGCTTCTTCTTCTTTGGCATTGGGGCCTCTTCGTCTTCCATGCCCATGTCCATGTCGTCCATTTCCATAGAGGCGTCTTCTGACTGGTCTGCTTC